GCTACGTCTTCGTGGAAAACTCACCGCTGCTTGTTCGACGAGGACTTGCCCGAGTCCTCAGTCATCTTACCGAGATGGGGTATGACGCAAGATGGGGTGTGCTGGGAGCGCACCACGTCGGCGCACCCCACAAACGAGATCGAATCTGGCTTGTGGCCGACGCCCAATTTACCGAACGGTGGGCGCAGCGTAAAGCATGTGACGGATTGGCGTGGTCGAACGGCTTATCACAACGGGAAGAAAGTCCAAGTGGGCTTGGAGGCGGCGGTCAAATTTTGGCCGACTCCATGCGCGAGCGAAGCCCGGCAGGGATACCAGAACCGCAACAACGGCAAGAAGGGATCGCAAGAGAGTTTGTCGACGGTAGTGCAGGGCGGGCCAGCGCACGAAGTTGGTGGAGCCCTGAGCCCGACGTGGGTCGACTGGCTCATGGGGTGGCCAATCGAGTGGACCGCCTTCGATGCCTTGGCAACGGACAAGTTCCAGCAGTGGTCCGCCTCGCATGGCATCTCCTCCGCCCGACCCCTGCCAACTGACGACTGAAAACTGCCAACTGACGCCTTGTGATCTTCACCGCCCATCCCATCCACGAAGCCCCCACGTTGCTCGGCCGCGACCCTGCCGGCAACGTCCTCGCCCGCTTCAAGGACGGCACCCGGCGCATGACACCCGACCAGCTCGCCGACTTCTGGCGCATCCGCGAAGAGCAAATAGCGAATGAGAAGAACGACCCGCTCCGCTACGAGTGGGAACCCGAAGCCTGGCGCCGCGCCGACCAGATCCTCGACGAACACCGCGAGTTGCTCATCCTCGGCGGCAACCGCTCCGGCAAATCCTCCTACGCCGCCAAGCGCATCATGCGCTCCATGCTCGACAAGCCCGACGGCCGCTTCTGGTGCTTCCAAGAAACCGCCGCGAACAGCGTCGAAATGCAGCAACCCCTCCTCTGGAAATACATGCCTCCCGAACTTCGTCATACAAAAAAATCCAGAATCACAAATATAAGCTACGGTCAGAAGACAGGTTTTGCAGAGAACTCATTTGTCCTGCCATCCGGCTCCCAGGTGTGGTGTCGAAACTACTCTCAAGACGTCAGCACCATCGAGGGTGGGGAAGTCGACGGCATCTGGTTCGACGAGCTGGTCCCTCTCAACTTTCTCGACACCGCTCGTTACCGCCTCATCACCCGCAAAGGCTGGCTCCTCCTCACCTTCACGCCGATCGAAGGCTACAGCGCCGTAGTGAAAGACTACCTCGCCGGCGCAAAAACCCTTGAAGACCGCGAGGCCGAGCTGCTGCCCGTCTATGGCAAGGCCGACGAAGCCGGCGTCAAGCCCCTGACCGGCTACGAACGTCTGCCCGTGCTCCAGGAACCCGTCCGCCGCAAAGGCCGCGTGACATACTTCTGGACCCAAGACAACCCCTTCAGCGGCTACCCCGAGCTGCGCACCGAACTCCTCAAAGCCAAGAAAGACGAGATCCTCGTCCGCGCCTACGGCGTGCCGACCAAGTCGATCGGCAACCAATTCCCCCGCTTCAACGACAAAGTCCACGTCCTCCCCGACGACCGCATTCCTACCGCCGGCACGCACTATCACGTCGTCGACCCGTGCAGCGGCCGCAACTGGTTCATGATCTGGGCCCGCTTTGACGAGATCGGCCGGTGCTTCATCATCGAGGAGTGGCCGAATCAAGACCGTTACATCCCCGGCTGGGGATTCCCCGGCGCCTGGGCCGAGCCCGATGGCAAACGTCACGACGGACGCCCCGGCGACGCCCAAAAATCCTGCGGCTTCGGCCTCGTCGAATACAAAGCCGAGATCGACGCCGTCGAGCTCGAGCTCGGCAAACTCGCCGGCCGCCCGCCTGGTGAGCCCATCCCCGTCTTCGAGCGGCTCATGGACTCGAGGTATGGCAACGCCGCCACCGTCGCCCGCGAAGGCGCGACGACCTTGATCGACGAATGTGCCGAGCTGGGCCTCAACTTCCTCGCCGCGCCCGGCGACGCCATCCACGAAGGCGTCAGTCTGATCAACGACTGGCTATCATACGACCCGGCCAAACCGATCAGCGCGACCAACCAGCCCCGCCTCTATATCAGCGAACGCTGCAAAAACACCATCTACGCCCTGCAAGAATGGACCGGCCGCGACGGGAAATCCGGCAGCTGCAAAGACCCCGTAGACGTCCTGCGTTACCTTGTGCTCAGCGGCGCCACCCACCATCACGACACCGACCTCAGCTTCGAGCCCCTCGGCAGCTACTGAAATGACCACCGCCGAAATCGAAATGCCTTTTGCCTCGATGGTCACCTTTGATCCCATCTCGCTACCGGAGGCCAATCGCCTGCTGGCGCAATGGGAGCACAAGATGGGCCCGTGCGTTCGCGGCAACGGCCGCAACTGGTCGCATGCCCTTATTCACGAACGCATTCCGGTCGCCGTCACGATTACTTCAGCACTGATCCGCGAAACCGTAGGCGGCGCCAACTTTCTCAACCGCGAGAATTGCATCGAGCTCTCCCGCCTCTGCGCCGTGCGGCCGGGTCTGTGCCGCGTTGCCCTGCGCCTCTGGCGAGAATTCGTCTTTCCGCATCTCGGCTACGAATACGCCATAAGCTACCAAGACGCCGACATCCACAACGGCAACACCTACCGCTTCGACGGCTGGCAACGTATCTCCCGGAGCCGATCCGGAACAGACTTACGCAGCGGCAAGATCGGCCGCGACAAATGGGTCTGGCTCTGGCCAAACCTTCCCACCTCCTAATCTCCAATCCCTCAACTCTCAACCCTCAACCCTCAACTCGCTCATGCGCAAACAAATCCTCAAACGACGCGACGTCATGGATCTGCTCGGCCTCGATCCCGACGACGTCAACACCTACCGCAAATACCTCAAAACCGGACTGCTCAAACCCGTCCGGCTCAAAGGCATCAAATACCGCCGCTTTCGACGCATCGACGTGCTGCAAGCGTTCGGCCTGCCGGAGCCAATTTTATGATCGGAAAATCATCCATGAAATGCAACGCGCCCAAGCGCACGCCCGGCCACGCGACCAAGTCGCACGTCGTCAAAGCGTGCAGCGGCGGCGTCGAGAAAATCATCCGCTTCGGCCAGCAAGGCGTGAAGGGATCACCGGCCGGGACCGCCCGGAACAAAGCCTTCAAAGCCCGCCACGCCAAGAACATCGCCAAAGGCAAGATGTCCGCAGCTTGGTGGGCGTCAGAAACTAAATGGTAGAAAGGAGGAAACACATGAAAAAAGGACTCTACGCTAACATCAACGCGAGAAAATCCGCCGGCACCAGCCGTCCCAAGTCGAAGAGCACGATCGCCCCGAAGGTCTACTCTCAGATGAAAGACAAACGCGGAGCTTTCAAAGCCAAATGAACTGGTTCACCCGACGCATCCAACTCAACGTCCCCACGTTGACCGACCAAGAGAAGCGCGGCGCCTTGGCCGTCCCGGAGAGCACGCCTCTCTGGGCGGCCATCATGGCCGTGATCGACGAACACCTCACCGACGCCACGGCGATCGTGAGAGCTCCGCAAACCGCGCAACAGCCACCACTCCTGGCCCACACCGCCGGCGGCCTAGACGCGTTAGCCAGCCTCAAGGAAGACCTCGCCGCCCGCCGCGCCGACGCTATTGCCTCACCGCAAGGGCTCTAATTGCGGTGCTTTGCAGTGCATTGCAGTGCTTTGCTGTCGCAACGACTCGCAATTCATCAGCCGACCGCGCATTGCTCCCGGCGCATGGATCAAAGGCAACGCGTCAAAAACAAGTCAAAGCATGGCGTCGCCACTGCTCTCCGGATTATTTCCACGGACGGCCCCGCTCCTTCATCTATGCACCGGGAAATCGCGCAGGTAAGCGGTCACATTCAGCCCACTGCGCCTTCCCCAACCTAAGCGCATGCCCAAGAAGAAAGCCGCCCAGAAGCCGTCGATCCTCGTCGTCGTCTCCGATCTGCACTGCGGCAGCACCGTCGGCCTCATGCCGCCCGACAGCGAGAACCTCGCCGGCAACACCATCAATTTCGGCCGGAACTATCACCAGCGTTGGCTGTGGGAGTGTTGGCAAAACGCCCTTGGCGAAGTCGCCACCATCGCCGGCCCCGATCCTTACGCCGTCCTGGTCAACGGCGACGCCACGGAGGGTATCCACCATCGCAGCCCCGAAGTCGTCGCCAGCTTAATCGAGAACCACTGCGCCATGGCCGCCGAAGCCTTAAAGCCGCTCACCTCCAAAGCCGCCGCCACCTTCGTCGTCAAAGGCACCGAATGTCATACCCACGACGTCGAGAGCTACCTGGCCAGGCTCATCGGCGCCCGCGACGAAGTCGCCCGCGACAAGTGGCTCATCAACATCCACGGCTGCGCCGTCGACCCCACGCACCACCTCGGCGCCACCAGCCGCGCCTACCTCGAAGCCAGCGCCCTTTCGATCACCCTCGGCAACGCCCGCCTCAACTCCGTCCGCGCCGGCCACCCCGTTGCCCAAG